CTACAGTTGCAAGATGAAAATCACCCTGAACCTCATTAACACCCTCTTTGTTCATTTTTAGTGAACCCAAACCTCTAGAAGAAACGCCAAGACCTGCGCCGGCATCAAGCAAACTGCGAGCAATATTGCCCATTGGAGTTTCTAAAATCTTTGCTCTACCGAGTACATTGTTGCCGTCGAAGCGAAGGCTTTCAATGAGGTGAGAGACTTTATCCAAATTTAATGTTGGATTTGCTGGGTGACCTAATTCACCCAACGATCTTTTCTCGTCAATCAATTTCTGATAACGAGTTAATTCCTTTTCCATAATGTCGCGTTTGTATAAACGACCATTACGGTTAGGTACTTCTGTTTGCATAAAAATGCCTTCAATAAAGACATTCTTACCGCCTGTTTTTTTGTCTTCTACAATATAATTAATATCGTGTGCGACTTCTGTAATTAATCTCATTTTAATTCTCCGTATTAATTATTGGCAGTCTGTAAATCTGGGCCGACGTATCCATTTCGTTTGCCTAGTACAAGGTATAACATTGCGCCAGCAGCTGGTAAAATTACTGTTACATTTGAATTAGAACCAACATTATCTACAAATCCTGCGCCTTGATCCAATTCCCAATCCGCTGTACCATATAGTATCATTACATTTGTTGCAACGTTAGCACTAACGCTGCGTTGAACTACAATAGGAGAAGCTGTTGCATCAGTTGTACTCCACATAGCAGTTTTAATTGTCACATTTACATTAGGGAAACCAAGGAATGTTTCTTCAGGCTGTGTTAAATCCGCACGTAAATCTATGTTAGCTACTCCGCTACCAATAAATTTAACAACTGCTTGTTGTCTAACATTCTTAAGAATTGTTGTTGTTACCGGCATTTTATCCTCTTATTATTTTGCTTTATTATGGTACTTTTCAGCAGCGTCTTCAGCGCTACTGTGAAATGTAGTATTCGCATCTATTTTATTAGCATAATACTTACCAGTATCTTTATTTTTGTAAATGCTTGCACCTTTTAGGCCCTTAGCATTATATGTATTGCCTTCAAAACTATGTCCTTTAGAATTTTTAACAGTAGGTTTGTGTGTAGCGGGCTCAAATGTGTAGGATGCTTCCTCAATAGTTTTTTCATCAATTCGACGAACTTGGTGTGCATATCCGCCGTATGCGTTATCTTTTTTATCCGCTGCTCGAGTTGCAGTTTTCAAAGAGGTATATTTACCAACAATATCGCCTCTTCTGTTAACAACCTTGTGTGTATATTCTTTATTCGTCTGTTCATCAATTTCAGTTGCCATATAATTTGAAACGGTTAAAATATAATCTTCGGCAAGAGTAATTTTTGATTGAACCCACTCAGGAAGATTATCATTGTCTTTTAACATATCATGTACTTTTTGGGCATTCATGACAATACTCTGTAGTTGACTGCGAGCCATGTCGCCTTCGTAATCATATTCTGTTTTTTCTTTAGCTTCTTTAACTGCTGAAGCACTGTCTTTGGCTACTTCTGAATCATGATGCATAGATTTTTGAACTGTCAACTTTTTACCATCACGGTCAACTACTTCTACTGGCATACCTGTATGAATAGTGTGATGTGAAACATTTATCCCATGAATATCACCGGCAACAGACCGATTAGCATGTGTAAGAATATTACCTTCAGAATCTTTTACAACCACAAGAGGATCTTCATAAGTAGTCTTAACTTCTTCATCAACTTCAACTTTATTCAAAACATTTTTCATACCCTTTTTAGCAAGATGTGCAGCAATGCTAGGGCCGATTCCATATTTACCAGCAACCGCAGAAGGATTCTCTTTAGGTGGATCTGGATCAAACGGAGGATTATTGTTTTCAGCTTTTTTACGAATAGCAGTTGTTACGCCACCAATCGCTTTTATGTTTTTATTGCCCCTGGATGGACCTGTTGCAACTTTAGTAATATAAGAGTCCAATGTAGATGATTTTAATTCGTCAACTTGTTCTGTATCTTCTTTCATATTTTTAAGATGCTCGGCGGCTTTTTCTTTACTCAATAATGGTCTAGGGTGTTTTCCATCTACAACCCCCTGCAGGTATTCTCTAGAGAATCCTATAGGAGCCGCAGCAGCTGGGGCGCTTGCAGGAGCTGTTACAGTAGGAGAGGGGTTTAAGCCTCCAGTAAAGCCTCCTTGCCCATCAGGAGTTACTCTACTATGAGCGGCCCCATGAGCAGCAAGAGCAGATAAAGCTACACCTGCTATCTTAGACTTTATGCCTTCTTCAAGTTCGGCTTCTTCAGCAACTCTTTTAGCAGCTGCTGTGGCAATAGCCATCTTTTTAGCCATTGGCATACCTGGATTCTCACGTTCCATCGCCATAGCAATTTCCTCTCGCTTTTTCTTTTCAGCGGGAGTAAGAGTTTTTTCTGTTAAATCGATTCTTAATTGATTAAACTTCTTCATTTTCCTTGCCTATACTGGATGCGATTTCTTGTTTTTTATCATCTAACGCTGTAGATAATTTAAATCCCAAGGCATCGTTAAATCTGTTAACAGCATCATTCGAGCGATCTGCAAGAATGTCGTCTACCATGTGTCTAATAACTTCTGATGTATCCATAATTTTACTCCGATTAATTATTTATAGGCGGCTGAACTGGTTGGCCGCCGACGCCAATTGTAGGCGGAGGCTCTGCCCCCATCTGACCTTCCATTGTTTCAATTTCTTCATCAGTAAATCGCAATATACTTTTCATAATATATTCTTTACTAAAATATGTCCCTATAAAAGGTTGCATCTGATTTACTAAATCAATACGATTACGTAAATTTTCAGCTTCCTTCATTTCCTCAAAATACTGATCTTGAGCAAATTTATATTGAATATTTTCTTTTAATTCTACCCAATCTTGTTCGGTAATTACACCGGTTAAAATTAATTGTGTCTTTAAAATATCGTTAAATAATTGACTAAATTTCTTGCGGAGTCTTCCTACAAATTTAGCAAATTTTAATTCGTCTCTTGTAATCTCTGTGGCTCTACCAAATGAAATACCTTGTTGAGGTTGCATTCTTGATAAAGGAACATTCAATGCCTGATATAATTTATTCTGAAAATAATTAATATCATCAATCTGACCTAGATTTTCGCCACCGGGTAATGTAGTAATTTCAGTACCACGACCACCTTCTCTACGAGGCAACCAAAAGTCTTCAAGCATTGACATAAATTTACGATCATCTCTGATTTCGCCTGTTGCAGAATCATAAACAATCTTGTTACGGTAGCGAGCCATAATATCTTTTAAATATTGCTCTGCTTTTAACTTTGGCAAATTGCCAACGTCAATATAAAATATTCTTCTTTCCGGCGCTCTAGATAATCTATAAATTACTAAAGCATCTTCCATCATCTTTAATTGGTTTACGGGCTTAATTGCTTTATGCAAATAACTCAGTACCACATTCTTTTCAGAATCATTCAATCCAGAAGGAATATAACTAATTGAATCTAAAGAAATCTTTAACCCTTGATTTGCACCAGGAGTAGATGTAGAATAATTCGGTTGATAATTAATTCCTTTTTCATTATAGATGAAAAATTCTTCAATTGATTTAATTAAATCTACACCTGTTTTTTGATCCTTGTCTTTTTTAATTTCGCGAACTTTGCGAATTTTACGAGGATCAATTTGTCTTAATTCTATAATACCCCTTTTAGGGTTCTTTTCATCAATAATCTTTTGATAATAAATTCTACCATCGACATACCATCTACGGAATATATCAAATCCCTTAATGTTAAATCCAAGTAATCTAATAATTGTGTTAAATTGATCTTGCATTGCCTTTTTAATATTATCAGGCAAATCAACACCTGTTAAATTAAGTTGGACGGGGGCTTCATCGTCAACTGCTGCGATTGCTTCTGTAACAATTTCATCAATTGCTGTAGAACAATCCGCATACATAGACGCTTCACGATATCGTGTAATTAATTCTGCTTCTGATTTGGCAGTAGCATCCATTTCAAGATAGGTGCCAAAGTAGCCTCCGCCTTGAACAGTTGCTGTGCCATCGTCAGTAGTAGGTGGCACGAACGATTGTGTTCGTGCAAGCTTGCTCACATCTTCACCGCGGGTAATGGTATACCCAAATAAATTTATTGCCATTATTTAAATTCCAAAAATATTATATAATTGTAGATTGGCGGCTATTTACATCAAAGTATTGATATTGAAATGTTGCGCCAAATGTTGATAATTGATCGTTTGCGCCAAAGTCTAAACCGATGGGAGATATATCGGATGGAAATGCGCCAAACATACGATATCTTCTTAATTGATTTCCCGATCTGTCTAGCTGATTAACCGTTAATGTTGCTTGATACAATGAGGGATCCGTCACGCCGGTTTTAACAAAATTGCTTTCTATAGCATTCATCCATCTCTCTAATCCATCTCTTAATACAAAATCTGTGTCATTAAGTATGGTACATGAGAATGGAGCAAATACTTTATCTCCTGCTAATTTAATTTCTCTGCCTCTATAAAATACAGGAGTAACTCCAATAGTTTGACCGGGCAATTCTGCCACAGTAACTAGAAAACTACTTGATCTTGCATATGCAGAGTTTAATTCGCTAATTGCAGGGGGAAACGTAAACTGAACCTCAAACTGATTGGGGCGTGCGCCACCATTCTTTAATTGAGTTCTAAATTGATTAATATCGAATGTCGTTGCCATTTATTTTCTCCTTTTAGGCGCCAATTTCTTCAAAAGAAATTCCAGATCTTGCAGCAATAAATGTTAGAGATATAAAATTAATAGAACGAGCAGGTTTGATAAAAATATCAGCTCTGAATTCGTTTCTATCAATTACCTCACCGGTGTTGTTTGTTTCGTCACAAATAACTTTAAAGTCTGAAATACCTCGACGACCTTGAACATCACGCAAGAAAGGTTCTACTAAATTTTTAAATTGTGCTCTAGTAAATGGATCGTTAAATTCAAATAATTGAAATTTTGCTGCGGTTGCAATAGCTTTTTCTAAAACAATAAACAATCTACGAACATTAATTCTATCAAATGCACTAGGTTTTGCTAACATTGTTTTGTCGCCAAACAAGACTGTTCCTTGTCCGGGGAACGCTACAACCGGATTAACGCCTGCTTTGTATAAATTATCTCTGTCTGTTTTATTTGGATTAAATGCTAATTTAACAACATTCTTAACTTGTCCACGAGCAAATCCGCCAGGGCTGAACCAGGGATCCGCGGCATCGTCAGTTCTTGCACAAATACCAGCAATATCACCATTTAAAGGAACCCAACGATATAGATCGTTGTAACGATCATATTGATATTTCCAACCGGAATCCATTACAGCATAACTTGAATTTACTCCGCCATTTGTTGTAGATGCATTTCTATAAGTTACAACATTTGTTGCTTGCAATGCAGGAGAAATATTTACAACTGATTCTAAACTAGGAGATAAGAATACTACGCAATCTTTTCTATCTTCTGCAATTGAAAGTACAGAACTAACAACTGACGCAACATTGCTCCAAGGACCCAATGGCACCAAGCTAATATCATATAATTCGTCATTTGAAAATAAATCAAATCCGGAAATTACATTTCCTGCGGTAATATTTGCGTCATCGGTTACACCTTTTGACAATGAAACAGAAATATTTGTACTTAAATTAGCAAATGTTTTTCCGGCCGCTGTTGTTCCCCAGTTTGTGCCTGTTGTGGGATGATCTATAGACCAAACATATTCCGATTGCGTATTAATTACATCTTTATAATAATTTGAAGATCCATCTGAGTTTTTGGCGTCTGCTGCTTTTGATACAAAAGAATATTTTTCTAAAACGGTATTTCTTATACCTGTCCATGCGCCATCTTCATCTACAACAACAATGTGCAATTCATCGTTGCCGCCGGCTAAACTGGTAACATAACTAGATGTGCTAGGCACACTATTAAATTCTGATTGATATGGCCATGCGTTTCCAGAAAATCCATTATACGCTGCCCAAGTATTGGCATCAACTGCCGAAACTTTTAATGAGTTTCCTAAAGAACCAGGATATTTAGCAGCAAATTCGCCAAGACCATATCCGCCGGATGATCTCGTATTTAAAAAATCGTCGCGGTTTTTAATTATAACTGCTGTTGCGTTCGAATTCGCAATCGCGTTTTTTGCGGCCGAGTCATTTACAACACGAACTAGTTTTAAATTATTACCATATGCTAAAAAGTTTGCTGCAGTAAAAAATGATGTAAAATTCCCATCATCCGGTGCGCCAAAAATTTTTACTAAATTATTTTCTGAATCTACGGTAATAACTTCACCAACAGGTCCCCATTTGAAAACGCCAGCAAATGCGCCGGCAGAAGTAGCAACAGAAGGGACTATTGCAGTTAAATCCTTTTCTTGTACTTGTACGCCAGGTGAGAGCTGAAATGCCATCTTATTCTCCTTAAAGATTTATATAGTTTAATAACTATTGATTACTATTTATTTATAAGTATAAGTTTTTAGACATTTTCCATCCATTTAGTTTTAAGTTTTTCCATTTCTTTTGCAGGATCCGCTGAAAACCACACATCATCATCCATAACCACTGGCTCTTCCTTTTGCGGAAGGCCATCATTTACTATACCAAAAGGAGTTAGATTCTCCTCAATTTGCTTAAATTGTTCTTCATACAAAGCTTTTCTGAGATTTGAATCTGTTAAATCTTTAAAGAACGGTTCGTTTGTTGCCCATGAGAACAATACAAGACACATCACTAAATCATCGTGATATCCTTCATCTGCCTTATGTGTTCCGCGGACTTCAATAAATGTAGATATTTCCTCAATAATTTCAGGATCGTGTATTAACAGCTTTGTGCTTTCTACCAGACTCTTAAATGTCGTTGTACCTAAACGCTTAACTTGTTTTGTTGTTCTTACGCCTAGTGTTGCTCCTGGCGTAAATCCGCCAGATAGATATTGTCCAGATTTACTGCTACTTCCAACAAAGAATACGTTTTCGTATTCTAAGTCCATATACAATGAATCCGCTACTTGTTGCCCGTTATCGTTGATTTCTACCAAACAGTATGCCTTGTGGTAATCTTTAGCTACTTTGTATATAATGTTGGGGAATAACAACGGACTAATTCTATTACTTCTATATTTTGCTACTACAGTAAATGGATACGCAGTTATATCTACAACTGCAAATGCTGAGTAATCTCCACCGACTCCTCTGGAAGTATCAGCAACTAGCATATATACATGGTCTTCTTGCGGCTCTTCTAGAATATCCAATCCGTCTTTAGTATAAACAAACTGCTTTGTGGACATAGCCGCAATCGTATCGGGATTAATAAGGGTGTTGGATGAACCAAGGAATCTGCATAAAACTTCTTGGTTAAACTTGAGTTCCCCAAGCATTGATTTCTGTTCAGCTGCCCATTTCTCATCTCTACCAGGAATTCTGTTATATGGGATAAACATTGGAACAAATCCGTTTAATCCTTGTTCTGCTTCGTTCCAGAACTTCCAAAAGTGATTATATCCTAAGGGGGTAGATGTGAGAAGAATCTTTGTTGTTTGACCTGCAGAAATTGTTGGATAAACAGATGTGAAGAAGTCTTCCGCAACATTATTTGGAATAATGGCCGCTTCGTCAATATACAACCAGTTTACAGATTTACCTCGAATACCGGATGAGCTTGTTGCCGCGGTGAATACTTTAGAACCATTTTCAAGTTCAATGTCACCTTTATTAAACGTTTTCACCCCTTGCTGCATCCACATAGGAAGCATTTCATACATTAGTTCGTATCGAGAAAGTACTTCTCTAGCAGCTGACGATTTATTCGCCAGAATAGCAACTGTTTTATTTTCCTGAAATAGCGTGTACCAAAGTATACAAGCTGCCGATGTAATGGTCTTACCTTGTTGGCGACCTTCCATCAGAATAACTTTACGATTATTAAGTATAACGTCTACTTTTTCTTTTTGGCATTCGTAAAGTTTAAAACTAATAAGCCCTTTATCTAATGAAACAATTTTACAATATGATTCTATAAAATAGATAGGGTCACTCATACACCGCATTAACTCTTTAACTTGCTCTGAGGTGTATTGTTGTACGGTTCCAATTGGTTTTAAATTTGGATTCCCGTTATATGATATTTGTTTATTGCTCAATTGTTCTGCCGTCGTCTTTGTTGCCTAGCATTTTCATTAGTTCCGCAGTAGAACCAGCAAATACAACATTATTATTTGTTGTTATATTTCTTGGACCATCGGGATCATCTTTTTTCAATTCTTTAGCTTTTTTCTGCAAATCCATAAGGTCTTTTGCTACATCAGAAACTGTTTTAATTAGTTGACCGGCAACTTCATATGTTCTAGGATGTTCTGAATTTTTAGCAAGCTCTATCATTTGATCTAGAGTATCTTCACTCTTATTTATAAGGTTGCGTAGAGTATTTCTTGCTAATTGATAATCATCTTCCTGATCCATTTTTCTTGATTCGGAGTCACTAACAGCGGGCAAAGTCGTGGGCAAATCTGTTTCATCCATGGGCGTTATGTCAAATAACGCATCTAATTCAGGAATTTTTTTCATCAAAAATCTTCAATTGTATCGGTGAATCCTATATCATCGCCAGGTTTAGCAGTTAGAGGATCCGGCGTAGTCGTTATAGTATTTATTCTGTCAGTCATGTTAACATTATTATATGTACTTGCAATAACCTTTTTAATAACACCTTGTTTATTGACGGGACCATAAAAGTTAAGTTTCATTGTAAATGATAAGGTCCAAATAATTGTACGTCTATCTTCAAACTCTCCCTCATAATTATCTTCAAATGATACCGAATCTAAAATAATAGGCAGATCATTTTTAATATTCAATTGAGGAATTGATTTCACTGTTAAATTATAATCAGGATTAAAGTATGGCAAAATTTGTTCTATAATTTGCAATCCATCATCTTGATTCTTAACGTAAACATATAGTTGTACATTAATATTATACGGAGTCGGTGCGTATTGTGAATCTAAAGTATTTGAAGTTGAATTAACTGCTCTGCTTTGTTGTACTGGACTTATTTTACGATTATAATCGTAATTCATAGTCGTCATCTCAAACGCCATTCTGGGCACAATAATTTGTACGCTGCGATCGTCAACATTTGGACGCTGCTGAATTCTAGCTAATGCTTTAGATTTACTGGCATAAGATAGTGGAACTTTTAATATTTGAATAATATTGCCGTCAGCATCTCTTCTTTCAACATTAATATTGTTGAACATATTGCCAAACGCAACAATTGCCTTTCGGATTGTTCCCCAATAAAATCTTTGGTCTAACATTATTTAAATACCTCTCCGAATGGATTTCTTTCACTAAAATCTAAAATGTCTGCAATATTAGTGTCAAAATCTTCGTTTCGTGCGCCACCATCATCAGCATGCAATGTAGAATATGATTCGTTGATGATTGGAGATTCACTATTTGTTTCAATAAGTAATTCATCGCCATTTTCCTGCAGTAACACAAAATTGCGAACATCTTCATTTATAATGTCGGGGTATGTATCAATTTCAGCAATGCCCGTGTTAATAACTTCGCTTGAGAACTGCATCAATTCGCAAGTTAATTTGTAGACATAAAGTTTACCAACCTGATAGAAAGGTTTATCGCCTTCTACTTTGCGTATTTCAAAATATGATTTTGTTAATGGGAAGAAAAGAATGTCGCCTTCAGCTGGTCTGTTTGCCAAAACAGTATTGCCGGTATTACCAGCAACCTCTAACCAACGTTTTCTCGAGACAACAAAATTAGCACTCTCAACGGTTTCTACACCAAATCTAGATAAGAATTCGCCTTGCCCCTCAAAACCAGTATTACTTTCCAAATACATCTCAATAGGATAAGCATGTTCGTAGTTGTTTAACGGATCTTCGCCCAAAATACGATCTTCATTGTATGCTTTGCGAGGTAAATAGTATAATTCAAAACCATAAATCTTCATACATTCTATGATTAAGTCTTCATAGATGTTTTGTTCAGAAGAACGTCCCATAGGAACGCCGGATTGAAAATATGGATTTACGGTTGCCATTTTATATTATGTTTCTATTGACAATCTATTGACACGATGTTAGTATATGCTATGAGGCTCAGTGATAAGAAGCATTCTTTAACCAACGAACATATCCACAGGCAATTCGAATCTAGACTGTATTTCAGTTTCAATTTGTCTAATTTCTTCTGTTGCTTCCTGATAGATAATCTCACCGTTTAATGTTACTCCTCCAGGAAGTTGTACACCTGCAAACTTCTTCAAATTATTGCCCCATTGTTTTTTAATTTGAGCAGTAGCATATCTTTTTAAGAACATATCGTTATATACATCGGTATAAACATCTGGGTCTAATATTCTCCAGCATTCCACAATAATATATGTACCCGGGACAACATCTGCTACCCAATCCATATCAATATGTAACCTATTCATATGTCTATTGAATCGAATTGGTTTCTGTCCTACAAGTAATTGATTAATTAATTCAAGTTCTTGTCTAACTGCAGTATAGTATATCAAATCTGTAGACATTAAAGTATACAAATCATTGATTAAAATTTGGTATTTAATATCAAAGATGTTAGTTCCCGTAGACTTATTCATAAACGGAAATACTCTCTCAACCCCCACTACCGCATTTGATATTTCAATATATTGATTAGATATATTGTTAGCTGTTATTTCATGCTTTAGATATAATTTTTCTACAGCATCGAAGTGATACTCACGGAAGAATTGAAACGCATCATCAATACGATCTTCAACTTGATCGTCATCCACGTTTATCTCGATTACAGGCGCACCCAATTGTCTTAGGCAATAATCTTTTAATTGTTCTCTAGATGTTACGCTAGCCATTATCGAGTTACTCCTGGGTTAA